CCTGAGACCTCATAGGCCCCTATGTCTACACCTGCACCAGCGGGGACCATCTTGCCCTGGTAGTCCTGAGTTAGGCCGACGGGTGTGCCTGTATCCTTACAGGGGGATCCAACCGGGAGTCTGTAAAATCTTCGCCACCCCCTTCTTCTGTCCAAGAAGATATTAAATCAGCCCCACTAATAATCGGATCAGATCCCGTTCCATATGCTCCAAGGGTGATAATATTCCCTTCTGTTCCCGTTGCTGATACAGTCAACTGTTCACGCCATGTCTGGCTTTTGCGGAACAATACGGAATCGCCTGCTGCAAGGGCCGAGAAAGCATTGATGTCGGCTATCGTCTTATAAACCGAATCGCTCCCCGTATCCGTGGCAAAGGTCGTGGGATTGTAGGTCGTGAAGTCAGGGGTCGCGCTGGCGACGTAGGTGTCTGTCACCGCACTATCGACATACCATATCGCCCCTTCAGCAATCCCAACCCAAGAAAGGATTAATAGGAATATGAGAAATCTTTTCATGTTCATGTTGGCTCCTTATGGCGTAACGCAAGCCCACGTTCCCTGAGCACCTACTGATTCCCAATGAGTGCTATCTAACGCAACCATCGCCACATAATCTCCAGCCGCTCCACCGGAAACAAGATTTTGAGTAGCTGCACAATCAACCTTAGTCGTGGGATTGTAAATAATCACATTCGAGCCAGCAACTAAAGTTATCACACCTGTATTGGTTCCTCCTGCCCCTTGACCATTCTTTACTATCAGTTGCATCCCTGCTACCGGAGTGGAGAGGGTGACGGGAAATGCCGTCGCTGGTGTAGCATGTTTATTGACGATGATATGAGACATCTTACCGGCGGGGTTAGCCGTTATAGCACCGGTTGTCCAAATTGTCGTGTTTGTGAGGCCATCCACTATCCCAGTTGCAAGAAGAGAGGTTCCCGTTGCCGCTCCAATGTCAGGATCTGTAATTATTGTTACGGTGCCGTCCCCATTATCGGTGATTGTACCATTGGGGAAGATAAGTTTATAGGCCCATGCGGAAGGAGAAGTGTCTGCCTCCGTAACATTGATAGCCGAAACAGGAGGTGGGGGCGCCCCCGATATACAGGGGAATCCCAAAAGAAGTATTAAAATTAATCCAATCAGCTTTTTTTTCATCATTATCTCTCCTTACCTTTGAATAAATAATATTGCCGTTCCGGTAGCCGAAGCATTGGTATTGTTTGTTAAGGTGAATGTCAGCACACCCGTAATAAGACCAGAATATTTGGTCGGGTCTGGAAGCGGCCTTGCAACCTCTGTTGCTGTTGCACTTCTGTCCCCCAAAGCTCCGCCCATAACATCTATTCCGTTCGGATCAAGCAAGGTAATGTCATAAAGAGTTGTTGGTGCTGCCCCACCACTTCCAGGCACAATAAGCACCTGAATAATGTATCTCCCTTGCATTTGTTCCGTGATAGGACCCGAAATTGGGACGGCTGTCACGCCCCCCCCCGCCCCTGCTGTCCAGGCTAACGTAACCGTATATACATCGTTATCTCGTTCAGAAAACTTCGTCATCCTGCTTATTGTCTGTGTAACGGTTCCGGCAGCAAAAGCTGAGGATGCCATAAGGATCAATAAGATACCTATGAAACCTGCTCTTAATAACTTTTTCATCTTTCTTTCCTCCTGAGTTTTTACTTAAACAAAAAAAGACCACGCTGGGAGGATTTCTCCCAAGGTGGCCTTTGCTCTCGCTTACTATCTGAGAATTAGGCGGTCAGTTTACCTTCAAATTATACCATTAAAAACGTCTATTTTCACCTTACTTCTTTTCTTTTTGTTTTTTCATAATTTCTAAAATAAGCATTGATTTTTCTTCATTAGACCTAGCCCTTGAAATAGCCTCGAATTCTGGCGAGCCAAACCTATAACCAGCAATCCCCTGGAGTCTTTCAAGAAATTCTTTATATGTATGTCTCTGAATTGATTTATTCTTAACCATCCGGTCATATACAACCTGGGGGGTTTCAGGCCCAATTTTAGGATAATTTTCTGAAATCCACTTATTTAAGGCATCATCAATTCTCAGCGATTCTCTTGCTCTTTCTGTTCTTACCAGATCAGATACATGCCTTAATTTGTCTGCCCTACCAGCATCGGATACCCTGAGAAACCTATTCAAAAAATTTCCCACAACAGGAAGACCCAATATTGTCTCTAATTCTCCCTTTACTTCATCAACAGTTCTTCCCTTGAACCGATAAACAATTCCTCCCCCTAATTGATTAGAGGAATATTTTAGCATTTCTTCAATAGCTTCTTTTCCGCCTGCCTCCATTAATCTTTCTGGAAGAACATATCTTCCTCTGAAAGGATCATAGGGATTTTTCCCAGTTAAATATTGTTTCCAATTTGAAGCTAATCCCAAAAGTGGGTTTACACCAGTATAGGGGAGTCCCCCAGCCATATAATCTACAATGTCGCCAACGTTTCCAGCTTTCCCAAGACGCATAGCTTTCCACAACATACCACCTACAATCTGTCCTTGAAAGTCATGAGGCATTACGAAATAGACGGTTTTATTATCAGGAGTTAAGCCTATTGGTACTGTTAAATAATTTCCTTTATCCCTTTCGGAAATGTTATCCATAAGACTCTTAATGGTTTTCCCTAACAATCCTGCTCCCGCTGCAAGCATCAGCAACTTGGGCAAAACATCATACTTAAACGTCTTCCAGGCATACGCAGAAGGCTCTTCTTTGGCTGCTTCTAGTGCCGCCCTGACACCTTCCTTCCCTGCATTGGAGAACCAGAAGAAATTGTTATATAAGAAGTCAAGTCCACCTTTTTCCCAGAAGTCGGGAGAACCCGCCCGCTTTCTGATTAGGTGAGCTATCTGTTTGTCTGATAGAGATGTATTTTCCTTTAAAAACTTGTATGCCGCAATCTTTGTAATACGTTCTCCGGTAGCACCAAAGTTGTCTAACAACATCTCTCCAGCCTTGAGATACTCCCATATTAGTTTATATGGTCTCAAAACCTCAAGCTCATACTTGGCTGGTGTTTCACCGAAAGACTGAACGATCTTGTCAAGGTGACTTTCCGGCCCCAATTCACTAGAAGCCCAATATCTCCCAACACCAAGAGCCTTCATTTGATACATGGCTTTTACGTCTTCAGTGGAAACTTCTTTAAAAACATCCTTGTAGGCATCCGGCAAAGACTTTACGGCATATTTGATTGCCCTTGGGATATTCATCCCAGGCACTTGTTTTGCCAACGCCTTTATGTCTCTCTGGATATTCCATACCCACCAACCAGGGTTATGGCTTACCAGTATCATTTTAAGCGGTTGTTGAATTACACTCAATGCTCTCAATATCGGTTGGAAATCGTAAGGATCTCTGGAGAAGATGTTTGCAATGTTTTTGGGTACATAATATCCCGTTACTTTTCCTTCCTGAGTATAGGCAATAAGTCCTAACTTGGGGTCTCTGGGTTCGATTATATCATTATATTTTCCGGTCCACCTTGTTTCGGCAGGGGTTATTTTGTCTGGAAACTCTTTACTTAAAAAATTCACAACACTTTCGGCAATCAGCTTTCTTTCAGCCATACGGATAAGAGACATATCTTTTATGACTGTCGCGGTTAGGGGGTTAACAACTTCTTTCAGTGTCCCAACTTGTCTGTATATTTTGGCCGTCATGTTGGAACCATATTTATTTTCTAAATGTTCCCTGACGCCCCAGGCTGCATATTCTTCATTTTTTTCAATAAACTCCATTGTTTCTGGATAAAGTGTCCTAGATTCTTTGAGAATTGGTATAATATCTTTCTGCCGTATTTCCCAATTCTTTTTCATAAGATCAGTAAGGTAATTAAATCTTTCATCTCCCAACTGTTTCTTTAGGAAGGCCATCTGCTTCAGCGCATCAGCTTCGGTATACCCCAATGGGTTTGCCAACTTTGCTCTTTCATGGGCTTCCCTACGATAAAGCAAATACTCGCCTATGTCAGATTGGGTTATTCCTTTAGCTTGAGCAGGCTTTAGAATAGTATTATTAACATCCCGAACCATATCAAATATCGGACTTGAAATATACGGAAGTTCCTCTGTCCAATAGTCCGGGTCTTTTTCTGGGTCTAGCTTCTCGCCCCGCCTTTCTACTACCCTTTTAAGTTTAAGGATTCCCTCGCGCCTTGAAACAAAAGCGGTTCTCAATGATTGTATAATGTTATAGGGTTCTGGTTTCCTGAGTTCTGCAAGAGTTTCTTCTCCTCGCTGAAACATCGCCTTAACCTGCTCGCGTCTATGCCCAGAAACCTCTTCTTCGCCCATACTGATTCTGGCCTGAATATCATCATATACTCGTTTCACTTCTGGCTTACGATGTATGTAATTAAAGAATGCCTTGTAAAAACTTGGGGCCTTGTCTGCCAACAGCGCAGGATTATTCAATAAGACACTCCCAGCATCAGCATACAACTCAGCAGGTGAAAAACGATACTTAGTAAACGTGGTCCCAGGAATAGGCGTAAAAGGTTTCCAAATCACAGAAAGATTCTTCAACTCTGACATCATTGTATCGTAAGTAAAGACTTGCCTCTTTTCTAATTCCTCTTTCACCAACTTATTGAAGACATCCCGCAACCTTTGGTCCCAATCCCTGAAGGGACGACCTTCAATCGGAATTGAGATTCTAAACCTTCGCTGATTTGCTGCTGATACAATCCCCTTCATCGCTTCTCTTACAATCTGATTCTTTTCCACTTCGCTAAGAGAAACTATGAATTCATATATTGGTTTTAACTTGCTTCTGGCTTCAACATCATTCCAGATTGCCTTAATGTCGTCCGGGGTCAATTTAATATCTTTGAACGCAGCTTCTTGTTCTGCTGCCGCAGCTTTCTCAAGTTTTAGGGCTTCTCTGGCCTCCGTCATTAACCGTGATCTGTCTGCTTTAGTTAGAGGTCCAGGTGCCCCCTCATATGCCTCAAGATATTTCTTGAGATAGTTTCTTAATGAAGCAATCCTACCAAAGATGTTCCCCCGTTGCTTCAATATATATTCCGGGAGGTCGTCTATAAAATGGAATATTTCATGAGCAATCGTCGCCTTCGCCTGTGCAGGGTCTTGGAATATATCTGCCCGCAACTCTATTTTTCCTTTTCCTGGACGATAGAGTCCGCCCGCCATACCATGAAAGGCTCGAAGTTTCTTTTTAATAGCTGGGTATTTCCCTTCGCTAAGTAGGTTATACAACTCCACCATTTCAGGCATTTCAACGATATTAATCATTCGGCCAGGGGGCGCTTTGGGTCTTCCTGCTGCTGCTCCGGGGCCTCCAATATCATAGGTCCCTATGCTTGCCATTACAGAAGGTTCGGAGACTTCTGGGGTTGGTTCTACCTCTGCCCCCTTCTCCGCCAAATCCCTTGCCAGTACAAATCCTTCTTCACCAAACTCCATCTTGCCAGCACGTCTAATAAACTCGTCTTCTCCTAGACGGGCAAGGGCTTCTTGGGGGGTTTCCTTGGGTTTCTCTATGCGTTCTGCGGCACCCGTATCTTCCAGATACTTCGCTTCTGCCACATCGTAGTTTGGATATTCGGTTACACTTACTACCCGCCCAGATTCAGTATCAAAAACTCTGATAAATCCCCGTCTGTCTTCCAATCGACTTGCATTAAATAGTTCGTACACCATGCCGTCAATTGTATGCGTTTTTGCAACAATGACATCGGTTCCCATTATCTTCTGGCTGTCCCCAACTTTTAGAGGGACAAGAACTTCAGTGGGGGGTTCCTTGGGTGTAACCTTCGGTCTCATCCCCTCAAGTTTGGCTTCCTGCGGTTTCTCAACATACTTGCCGACTATCTCGTTAAAATCGGTTAGCCCCTCTAACTTTTCAGATAGAGATTTTTTTGCTTTCTGGTAGGCTTCTTCTGATACAAATTCTTTGTGTGAAGGTACAACAGCCCCGGCCTCTCCCGCCGAGGGGGATGGTTTAGGGAGGTCTTTTTTCGTCCAATTTTCGGCAGCATAATCCCATGGGACTATGTGTTCTGACCATTGATCATCAATACCGAATTTTTCAATTGCCTTATTGTAATATTTTTTATATGCCTCTGAAGTTAATAGAATGGTAGGACTTCCTTCTTCAAAACCAATAAAACCTTCGTATCCATTCCTTTCGGCAAGAGACAATAGCTCTGGTATATCTTCGGCATAGGTTGCCCGTTCTCCCTTTCCTGAACGGAATTCAAAAACTTCATCAATACCATATTTTTTATAAAATGCTTCGAAATCTTTTCTGGTTGGTTCGTCTGATATTTTTCTCGTATCTATTAACTTGTCTTTTGTGATTGTTAATCTTTGAACTTCTCCTCCTTTTCGTTTACCGTATTTACTAGCATATTCAGGATCAATTGAAAAATATGTTCCTTGCTCTGTTTCGGGAGTAAATTCTTCCGCCCCTCGATAGATATAAAATTCTCCTTTGTCGTTAAGAGATATGTGTTTTTCTTTCCCACCTTCGGGCACTTTGGGGATTTTACCGGTGGGTTCGCCCGCCCCCTTCTTTGGGGTCATCGGCTCTATTTTAGCACCAAATTCCTCCCTCGTCATCCCCTCAAGTTTGGCTTCCTGTCCCACTGTTTTTTCAAGTATCCCCCTATTTGTTTTACTATCCCTAATAAATTTTCCTTCCACCATCCATCCAATGTTGCGTATATCTGTAACCGTATCTCCAGCTTTTTCTAATTCCAAATATGCTTCTGGATGAGTTTTGGCAACATAGATATTTCCTTCTTTACTTTTAACCGCCGCCTCAACCATCCCCTCAAGGCGTTGCCCAAGTTCAAGTGCTTGGTCAAGAGACAAATCTTCTATGTCTCTATTATATACGTTCTTTGCTTCTTGTACCGCTTTTGTCCCGTAAGTTTCCCACGTGCTTGATATAACCATTGCCCTTGCTGCATCTTCATCGCCCTTGACATCTTTGAGTAGTTCACGTTTGGCAAACGCAATGTCTTTCTTAACCTTCGGCTTCATCCCTTCAAGTTTGGGTTCCTGTGGTTTCTCTACATATTTACCAACTATCTCGTTGAAATCAGTTAATCCTTCTAATTTTCTGCCACTGAAAGAATATAATGTTCCCCTTGCTTCTTCTGCCGTCAAGTATCTACCTTTATTGGTCACAAATCCACTAATATCTGCTACGTTCTTCTTTTCAGCCTCAGATAATTGATAGAATAATCCCGCATGGCCTCTCTCTGCTTTTGGGAAATCCTTCGCGGTGATAATCCTACCATCCTTCATTTTAATAGCTGAACCAATTACCATCTCTGGCTTTTCAATAGCAGCAAGTTTGGTTTCCTGCTCCACAATCTTCTTATCTAATTCCGTAGGCTCTTCTGGCACATACTTCTTGATTGCCTCGGCAGGCTTCATCCCCCCCAACGTCACCGGAGGGCCTTCTGGCGAGACTTTTTCTATGGGGAGGGGTTGGATAGCCTCAACCTTCGCTTCGGGTGTGGGACCTCTGGGTAATTCTACGGGTTCTCGTGTGGTTTTTACCACGGGGATAATATTTGTAGCCGTTACCCTGTGAATTTTATCGGGACCTTCGACTGTGATTGAATCCTTCTTAACCGCTGTGATTTTCCCTACAATCCCAACATCGCCCCAATTAACGTCCTGTCCTACCTTGAAAGATTTCTGGGGATCTGCAAGACTTGGAACCTGTACCATATCGACTGGTTTCTCAACTGCTATCGGCGCAATATCCTCTTTGGCAATATCTACGAGTTTGCCCTTGGGGACTTCAACCGGAGTCGGTCTTGCTTCCGCAGGAGGAACAGTCGGTTTCGGCACTTCTGTTACGGGAGGTTCTTCGCCCTTCATTCTTCGGGCAAGGGCTTCTTTTCTCCATGTAGGGTTGTTCCATTTGCGAAGTAACTCTCCCTCGGTGTAACCTTTGGCAATCATGTCATCGAGAGATTGAACGACCATCCCACGTTCCGGTATCGTCATTTTACGATACCAAACCGTATCGGTTATTGTTTTGGAAATGGGTTTTGTAAAGAATTCGGCTACCCGTGGAAATCCTCTTTTAAGTGCTGCACCTGCCTCACCTAAGAACTTCCCCGCCGCATAATAACTTACGGCCTCCATTGCTGTTTCTGGAGATCGCCATTCCTTTGTGCCAATAATTTGTTCACGAAATGGAAATTGTTCTGCTACAACCTCTGGTATTTTTTCTAGCAAACCTTGAGGTGCAGTCTCATACAATCCTTCTCTCGGTGATATCTTGGGTTCACCATAGAATATTCTTTTAAGTTCAGAAGGCATTTCTTTAATCGTTGGTGGGATAGCAGCTATATGGGGATACTTAGCGGCCCAGGGGATTTCTTGGACTTCTTCCCCTAATGCTTCGGGTGGAACTTGCCTTGTTACTGGCACATGAGAAGGTGCAAGTTCGGGGGAAATAGTCGTTTCTGGAGGCAAGGTTGGTTCTGGAGTCACAACATCCCTCAAAAGTTCCATACCTCTATCAAGGGTTCTGGACACTAATCCCTTCTCATATTCAATGTCTTCAGGACGGATATCGACGAGCTTCCCTCTTGCCGGTAAACGTTCAATGTCCTGCGGTGCAATATCAACAAGTGGCATTATGGTCTGAACTCCTTAGTGCTTCCATCTGGCAATTCGTAAACTGGATTCCCTGTTTTCTTTGACTTCCCGATTAGCTTTGAACCTTCGGGCACCTCTTGTGGTTGACCATGGGAAACGGCAAGCTCGGGGCGCGCCCCTGGACTTTTGGGAGGGATTTTAGCCCCCTTCCTTCCTAAAACTTGATTGGTTAAATCGCTATAGGTTTTTTCTACCTCCTGCAATTTGCGTATATACATCTCCTTTTTTTCGGGAGACAGCGATTTCCCAACCCTACCCGATAACAACAATGCAAGTATGTTTTCCCCCGGCTGACCGGACACGCTGATTTGTTCATCAGGGGTCATATCAATCATCATCTGATTTTTAATATTCCCAATGTCCATAGAGTAAGCTGATTTTATATCTGTCATTGTTAGCTTCTCGCCTGCCGAAGTAGGTGGTGCCTTTGTTTTTCCCTTTCCGGGTCCACTGACCAATTTTCCGCCTTTATAAAAAGATACTCTACCCTGGTCGTCAACCTCGTAATGTTCTCCTTCTTTGGGTTCTGTCTTTGCCGCCCCCTTGCCCGAACCACTAATTAACTTACCATCCGCGAAGGTAGATACATTGCCCTCATTGTCAACAACATAATGGTGGGATGGTTCTTTTGGGACTCTATCTAGCCCATGCCAACTCTTTAATATTTTTCCTATCGTCTTAGGTTTTCCAGTTTCCTCGTCAATTGTTCCCTTTTCCGCTTTATAATATGCTTCCCATGTCGTCGGGATTTTCTCTTCCCCTATCTTCTTTTCTGTTTCCGCTATCTGCGCCTCAAGCAACCGTCTCCTGAGTATGTTGGTTGGTTCTTCACGTTCACGCCTAACTCGCTCACCATATGCTGCCCCACCCATTTGGGCTAGTCCTGCCCCCAACCTGCCACTCCATTCTCTAGGTGCAATCGCATGAGCCGCCGTTCCGGCAAGTTGAACAAACTGGTCCAAGGGCAAATTCCCTATAACTGGCTTCTTCCAATAATCCAGCAAACTATTTGCAGACTTTTCTGGCACTGGTGCAGTTGTTGGTGCTGCCTGGTCTGGTCTTAATAGTGCATTCGGAGAAGTCGTTTCCGGCAAACCCGGTGCAACCACCGGTTCTATCTCTGGAACTTGTAGCCTCCATCTATCAGATGAAACGGGAGGTTTTCTAAGTAACCAATTTGCCCCGGTATCCGTTGTGGCCTGGCCACCTTGCCCCTTCAATGCCTGTACGGTAGTAATAAGTTTCAACAGGGTATTCATGGTATTGTCGGGAGCATTCTCTGGTTGAGAAACATTCTCTGTCCCAGCATGTGGAGGAGGTGGTGTGTTGGGAAACACAGGTCCTTCCATTGGGTCAGGGATCCCCATAAATCTACGTCTTAAACTATAAAGTTCATTCATGCCTCTTTCCCTCTCTTTAATTAAAAAAGACCTGATGCAAGTCCTAAGAGACCACCTATCCCGGCACCAAGCAAGGGATTCCCGGGGAATGCCATGGCCCCCATCGCAGCGCCAGATAGCGCACCTGAAATAGCATTCCCAAACGGTGATGTCCCAGCAACATCTGTTTTGGTTGTAATCGCCCCCTGTAATGCTCCGAGAGCAGCCCTCTCATATTCCAATACCGTAAAGGGCCAAAGCAGATTTTTAGCAGCCATAGTGTAATTATAATTGTCAACATCCATTTTTGCTGAATAATATAATTTCATAATTTCAGCGTATGACATGACAACTCCCTTGTTCCAATCAAGGTGTGTCTTCCACCTTTCTGAAGCAACGGGGATCATCTGATATTTTAATCCGGCACTGAATTTTGATAGAGATTTAACCCTCGCATCTTCTATTACTGATTTTCCTACAACAAATGAACTACTCATAACTGAATTTATATCCCTTAATCCAACTTGGAATCGTGGCAAAACGTTGGTATCTATATCGTCGTCCATCATTGCTGCTTCAGCGGAGACAAGTTCATTTATTGCCGGAGCATTGACGGTATCCTCGAAGATTTGGCTGTATAATACTTCAACGTCCAACCCCGCCATAAACTTCCCATAAATGTCATAAAGGGCCGGGAAACTACTTATGAGATACCCCGATCCAAAGAAAGCATCGTCAACTTCGATATCAGTATATCCATCAAAAGGAGAGCTACCTATAACTGCGGCACGGTTTGATGCAACCAAACCAAGAAAAGTTGAATGATAGGACTCAATGTAGGGAGCATACCTTATGGTAGTTTCTTGGTCCCCTCCACCGTTACCGCCCTTGCATAATGATGCCTCTCCTGTATATTCATATGACTCAGAATATGTCTCTTCATAAATCTGTTTTTCTTCAATCCATTCAAATTCAACCTTGGTATATATTCTCATTACACACCATCCATATTAAGGGTAAACCTTCTGAGATTTTCACGAAACCCTAACGTTTCTGTAAGTTGCCATACTCTTGGGTTTCTGGATTCAAAAGAAATACGCTTACATTGTTCATGTTTTGCAAACTCCTTTACGAAGTTAAAACCATCTTGCCATTCTTTATCGTCAACACTTTTCCAAGAATATAAAGCCTGTATAAGAAGGGATTTTCTGCCAGTGATTTTATCAATCATAATTCTTGTGATCAGCAACGCAAGAATCTTTCTTTCGTCGTCTAACTTTACAAAACATTGCGCCTTATCGCTCAATAACGCATGAAGTAGTTCATTAAAATAATGGGGCATATCCCCATTGTTTACCTCGTCTGCTTTCACACAGGCGAACTTGATTAACTCCCATGCCTGGGGGATTTGTGTACTTAACAACCTGATTATCATTTTACTTGACTTTTATATTCCTTTTGTGGTAGTATTTTAACTTGCATGAATCACACCATTTACCTTTAAATAATCCAATTCGAAATATTCATAAGCGAGTGTTTTCGCCCTTATTTTGAACTCCCTGCCAAAAGCAGTAATGGGAACACCCCCCCTTGGCGAAACAAGATACCATGGTGTTGTTGCAAACGCCCCCGCCATGTCTCTACGATAATCGATAGCGGAATATAAACCCGTCGTCAGGTCTGTCCCAAATTCAAGAGAGTAAATAGTTTTACTTTTCCGAGTACCCATATCGTAAATGTCGGTGCAGATTTCAAAATGGTCTGCCACTATCGCTGTGGGGGAAACCACGTATAATGTTCCTCCTTGCGATCCTATACCAGTGATGTTGGGTTGACACTTACCAAGACTCCCCGATGCTGGGCTGTAAACATACCCAACCGAGCCATCACAAATATAAACGAGATTGTTCAGATTATCATAAGACATCACAAGATTATTATTCATCTGGGAAAGATATTCTGAATAATCAACCTTCTCCAACGATTCCCCAAGTTTCCACAATTGCCCCACAGTATCTATGAAAAAATGCCTTGCTTCATCTCCGGCAACAGCGTTTTTGCTTTTCAAACCTATCCTGTAAATGGTGTTGAGGCCATATGCGGTTCCCGCTGGAACGAGAAAGGATACTCCATTTTCTCCATAAGCAACGGTCTTGTTACCCAATTTCTTAATGGCATATACGCTCCCTTTCCAGTCAAGGGGTCTTTCTCCGGCAACATTACCTTTTCCTATTGTGAAGTCAAGATCCCCGATATTCGACCATTTAACCCAGTTTCCCTTAACGGCACTTGCAAAAGGAACGTAACCATCAAAGATGGCTGTCAATAACCCTGAAGTTACCACTATTGGAGAAGCAAGGACAACAACGGAATTTACAAAAGTAGCGGCAGTCGATATGGAACAGGTAACTACAATGGGACTGGCAACAATTGTTTGGTTGAGCCATATCCCAAGGATTTCCGTTGTTAATACAAGCACCCCCTGATCTTTATTGCCAAGCCGATCATAACCATAACAATCATAGGTTAGATCAAGGGCGGGATCTCTCGGAACCGTTACATAATAACCAGTTGGATACCAAAACGGAAACAACAACATATCTTAACCTCAAATAGCTTCAAAATACGTACAGTTAATCCTCCAGATGGTCTGAAGCTGTGCAGGAGCTACGACCGTAACTGCAACGGCAGCCGCAGTAGCTTTTAAAGGAGTTGTTGGGGTTAACTTAACAACCCTTACCGCCGATCCCCCAGCACCAACGACCTGTTCTGTAGTCCATGCAGGAGTCCCAGGGAGGTTTGTAGAAGTAATAATTACTCCAGCCCCAGCGGCTATACCTATGACATTATATAATTTTACAATTTCAAGGTCAGTAATATGTATATATAATCCAGCAGCAGGAGCAGGAAGAGTTAAGATAGTCTCGGTATTTACAGCAGCAGTTACAGTGACCATCTTATCTGAGACAGGCTGTTTGATTGGTAATGGGTATGCTGTACTGGTATCTCTTGCATCGGCATCATCTCCGAAACATGCCTTTACCCGTTGAATTTTCACTCCAGTCGAAGCGGCGCCATTAAGAGTGGTTAATTCATCAGTGGCTATAGTATCACCGGCAGGAAGGGTATTTGGATTTATTACAGTGTTATCAGCCATAAGAACCTCCTTTTAAATGTATTTTTTATATGTTTTTCGATGACATTCTAAACATAAAACTCTACCATTGTTAATATTCCAAAATTCCTCACAATTTAATGCTTCTTCTAAGGTTTTAATCTTATTATCGCCAAATATATCTTTAAAACATTTAGGATGATGGTCTACCTCTATCCATCCTCCCCTTTTACCACATAAAACACAGGTATAATCGTCTCTTGTAAAAATATCCGAACGCCATTGTCTATATTCAAAGCATTTTCTTATTTGCTCTGTTAATGGAGATAGTCCCCCTTTCCATTTCCAACTTTTTTCGCCTTTGCGAGATTCTGACATTTTTCTTTTAGTTTCTTTAGAATGACGTTTCCCTTTGTGAACTTCGCTTAACTTCTTTCTGGTTTCAATGGAATGATACCTGCCTTTCATGCCGACAACATGCCCTTTAAGCGACTTACTTATTTTTCTTTTGACTTCTTCGGGATGATGTTTGCCCTTAAAATTACCAATTTGTCCCTTGTGACCTTCGGATATTTTCTTTCTGGTTTCATCAGAAGGACGCATACCCATATGAGCTATACTTATTTTCCTTCTGGTTTCTTCAGAATGATGTTTACCTAAAAATTTTTTATTACCTTTAGCTGCTTCACCCATTTTTCTCTTGGCTTCTTCAGAGTGATGCCTGCCTTTACTGGCCTCGCCTATTTTCTTTTTCGTTTCTTCTGAATGAATATGCCCTTTTCTAAATATCATGCGATTCTGAATTCAAGGTTGCTGATTGTTGCGATTCCACCATCAACCTGGGTCTGCTCTCCCCCGAAGTCCACGTAGCCTATTATCGGATCGGCTGTGGGGGCGGCAACCGTATCGTCAAAAATGATAGCCCCAGGAGTCGGCCCTATCGACCCACCCGCCGCAGTCCAGGCGGCATTGGCCCAAGTAACCTCTGTTCTGTCGTCTGTGTCGTCTTCGGTTACGGCTACACCAGTGAGTACCTTCGTGTTCTGGGTATAACCGAATCCAGTTGCAAGTTCACTTGCCGACACATCCGCATAGCCATGGTGGGTATCTATGTTAAATGTAAAACCTGATGCCATGAGAATGATTTTGAATGAATCATTCGCAAAGTCAATTACCTTGCTTGCCAGTAGAAATTTGATTTTGTTCGAAGCGGTTGAAGCCATTTCTTATTCCTCCTTTATTGCAGTAGGGGTGGTAAATTTCTTAACTGTCACCATCCTGACCTTGCAGCCATGCCATATCTCGATCTCTGGTCATCATACCATTCGGCCCATTCAGCCAATGTTGGAACGTAAGCATTGTAAATGATGGTATCCCCGAAAGAACACTGTGAACCATACACACCCTCACCACCCCCCGTTGCTTGGGTTGATCCAAAACCAGCACCAACATGGATATATAATAACTCTTGTGCGATTGTTGTGATGGTTAAGGCAGTTGTTAAAAGAGTCCCATCAGACTTTACAGCCCTTCCATAATTGGTTGAATCAATAAAATAAAAATACCAACTCCCCTTATCAGCAGCATTCGCTATACTTCTACCTGTATCAGCCCTTCTTAAAATAATGTTATTCACATTACCATTCCAAGGAATAAGACTGGAGCCATACATATTATAAGTCAAATGCAAATTCAAACTAAGGCCACCCGTATCGTCTGAAGTTGATATTCTTTGAACAAACTGTCCAAAACCATGCCCTCCGTTTGCAGCAGCATATAATGTTCTTTGTGGAGCAAGTAGAGCATAAGCATGATTTGTAATAACTCTATCTGTTACACTACCAAACCCAGCCAGGAAACTCCAAAAATCAGCACCACTTTGAATATTATAGACGGTAAGGTCCGGGAGCAACCCTCCCCCAAGCGAACCATCTGTTGCAGAATTTACTGCAACCGTTCCTTCTCCCTCATTAAACTTATACCAACCGATAAGATACTCATCATTCGGTGGTACATAGTCTGGAGTTGGTGGTACATAATTCTTAGTCCAATAACCACACGGTTCATGGGTAGGTGTTATGGGCATATCGCTACCTTGAGCCATTGACCATACGGGACTTGCATAGGTAGCCATATGATCGCCTTCATTATAAGAAGGCTTCTGTGCTTGTAGGTTAAATCCCCAGGGGCCTAAGTTTTTGTCGTCTTTCCAGCCCATTATGTGTATGTCCCTAGTTGCGTTGTCGTTAAAGCAATCGGATCAGCCTTAACGGTTAAACTTGCCCCAGGGATGGTTGTATCGGGAGCGCCAACCAACACCTGTCCTTGGAAATTGCATATCGAGGCCGCCGTAGGCAATGTCGTTACTGTGGAATAAACCTTAGAAATAGAGTCCCTTATTACGGCAACCTTGCCATTTGAAAGATAAATAAAATCAAATCCATCCAAGGCTGTCCAGGTAGAACCTGGAGTAGTCGTTAATTTCAAAACTAATGCACCAACCACCCATTCAAAAATTTTGGTCTGTGAGCATACTATAATCACGTTAGTCAAGATGAATAGTTGTGGATAAGGAAAAGAGTCTGTAATAATAGCGGTATCCATTCTTGTTAGTTCATCGAGCGTACAAAGAACGTTGTTTCGCCCAACCGCACCCTTGCATTCTGTCAAAAATCTGCTGTTTCTGGGCGCTCGCTTACTTGGCCGCAATCCCCTCGATAACTGTTCGGATGTTATCGTAACTGAAAAACTTCCATCCATTTATCTTATTCCTACGTTTAATTTTAATGATGGCTGAAAATGTTCTTCGAGTTTTGCCCCCTTACTTATATTCTTTTTAATCTCTAAAGGTTGTAAATTTTTCATCGACCAGCATAATCTAAAATCTATATGTTCTGGTTTATCAAAGCTAAAAACAGCGATTGGTATCTTATGGTCAATTTCCCAAACCGTCCCATAATTATCCCAATTCATTTCGGGAGTAAAAAGTTTTTCAAGATGCTTCTTTAATTGGTCAATGGTAAAATTAACAAGAGATTCCCAATGACGGCCAGCCTTGGAACCTTTTCTGAGGGAATTATAAATACCGCTACTTATGTTATCATTCAGTCTTCCTTTTAAGGTGTTCCTAATTTTTGCTGATGCCTTTTTTAAAATCATTTTTACTTTTTCGGGATTATTAATCTGCCATTGCCGATTTTGTTTAAGAAGCTTTTTTTTATTTTGAATATAATATTGCCGACTATATTCAGGATTTTTAGCATGACTCTTTCGTCGGCTTTCACGACATTCCTCAAGATGCTCAATATAATATTTGCGTTTCCTTGCATGTTCCCGTTCTATGTTCTTAATGTGCCTTCCATGAGCATATTCACATCTACATTTTTTGCATATTGAAGATACACCGTTTTTGCCACGTTTGCATATAGCAAATTCCGTTAACAGTTTTAATTCCTTACACTTAGTGCACCTTTTCATCATCTATCAAATTTCTCCATGGGGATTCACTTTATCAGCTTCCAATATATCCAACCCTTTAAGATTCCGGTCTGGTTTTGGATTAACATTCTCCATATTGAGACTCTTCATCGTCAGTATCCTTTGGCGTATCTCTGGAACCGACTTTTTAAGGATATCCTCATATGTAACCAGAGGATTCTTACCCTCAACCATTTCAACGACACTTGCAACAACATTTTTCTCATTTTTAAACTCCGGGTAGTCCGAATAAAACTTTTGGTTAATTTTATGTAAGGCCGCATGAGAACTCATTAGGTTCCCTATCACTTCGGGAATTAACAACAGGGTTCTCTCGACTGCGGCATTAATAATTTCGTCACGTTCTTCTTGAGTCATATTTTTCACCCGGCATTAATATCATATCCACCATTACCACCAATAGGTAGAGATACCCTTATTGGCTCCACCTGATTTGAGGCATTCAATATGACCAGAGCATCGTAACCATCCGTTGCTACCCTTACCGCCTCGGCGGACATTGAAACTCCATATTCAGGAGCAATACGGATAGCGAGGTTATAAATAATCGGTTCTTCGTAGTTCGGAGGAAACGCTATTGTATCTGCAACGGTAGCAAAAGAACTTGTCTCAGTAAAAGGTTTCATGCTCTCAAGGTGCATAACCTCTACATCTTGGGGGGTAGGATAAAGGTAAATCGCTCCAAGTGGATAGAGCGGATGATAGAAAAGATATTCGGGTCGGCCTGCGGTCGCTTTTGCAGAAATACTTCGGTATTCTCCTTCTGATACAATTCGAACAGGATGGTCTAGCGCACCAGAATCCCTAACAAATGCACCGATGACTTGATGCGGCCGTGTCGTGGCTATGTCCCCACCCACCCCCCAAGTGTATAAGGACTGCGTAGGGACAAGACTAAAACTCTCCTTAATGGAAGCAAACACGAGAATCCGTTTTGATGCCCACGATCTGAGCATTGACTGTAAGGCTTCTAGGGCTTCTGCTTGTCTTGCAGTTTCGGGAGTCTCACCGGAGCTAAGGACCCCGGCTTTCCTCATGGCACTTTTTATTAAGGTCGAGACAATCATAGGTTATCCTTTACTCTTAAACCTGTGCATCCTTTTGAGATGGTTATTTAAAGCCTTTAACGGATTGGCATAGTCTTTTGAAGCAAAGATCATACCACAGAGAGTACAAAGTCGAGGTCCAGGGGGATTCTTTGCCTCTTCGTACTCTTTCAACCGTTTTTCCTCTTCCTTTCGCTCAACCTCTAAACGCTTTTCCTCAGCCTTCCGTTCATCCGTTAATCGTTTCTCTTCCGTTTTCCGTATGTCTTCAAGACGATTTGCCTCAACCTTATCGGATTCGGCCTTCAGAATGTCTGCCCTGATCTGATCTTCAGTTTTGACTGGTTCAACGATTACTTCCTCTTTAACCTCATCCATCTTCCCCGCTTCTAACCGTTTTTGCGCTTCCCATACCTTTTCATATCCAGGCAATAATCTCGCCTTCCCAGGTTGGTCTACCCATCCCTCTGCGTCTAATTTATCAAGTTCCGCATCGGTCTTACATAACCTGTTAGGAAAATCTTTATGGAACCGCCAAGCAGGAGCACGAAGATTTACGACAGGGATATGTTCTTCAGTAGCGGTTTTAACGGGGACTCCCGATCCAAGAAGAATATTTTTCGATGCCATGACTATCCATCCCTTGATCTAAATCTAATTACAACAACATGTTCTCAAAAGAATTGTAGTTAATGAAAGGTGGGTTTTTAAGTCCACCTTTCATTTCATTTATAACCCTGTCGAAAAAACTCTATACCAAACTTTTACACGGCCCACGCCATTACCCGTTATTGGATTAGCACTTGCCTTTATGGTAAGAGGTTGGTTTTCATAATCCGCTTTGGTGGCAGTAGTGATGTCGGTAGTAAGTTGTTTTAAGGTGGAAATCTTATCTGATACTGCACCCGAAATAAACGCATTCGCTGATGTGGTACTAACCGTTGCTCCTGTACCATCTGCCTTATAATTGATGGTAATATTGTGAGCAGTCGCAAAATCAGCCGTTCCCACATCGTGAATGACAATCGCATCTACGAAAGAGATTACTTTCCCTGCACCAGGGGCGGCAACAACCTGGACAGGAGTTGTCAATGCCAGAATTTGGGCATTACTGAGTGAAACTTCGGCAAACCTTATCGTTCCTTCATCAAGCTTAGCCGATGTTACGGCGGCATCCACAAGTCCTGCCGTCGGAAGGCCGGTACAACTCGTAAGCACTCCGCTTGCGGGTGTACCAAGTGCCGGAGTAACTAACGTTGGGGAAGTACCCAGAACTGGAGCACCTGTGCCAGTTGACGCTGTCCATACGGGAATTGTAGTAACTCCCGCACCCACCAATACGTAATTTGCTGTTCCAGCAGGTAAATAAGAAAGTGCAGCCGCATTCCCGTTTGACATCAAGAATGACCCTATCGCACCAGGAGCCAAGGCTGCAATCGTGTTAGCCGTTGCTGCATGGAGAACACTACCTATAACGTAGGTACTTGCAAATGTTGAAGTTGACCACGCTGGGACAAATGGAACCGCCCCAACTGTAAGTATCTGCCCGGCGGCTCCGATAGCCGTGACCCCAATGGCACTTGTGCCATTACCATAGAGGACACCGTTGAGGGCATAAGTAGCTGCCCCTGTTCCACCAAGTGGTACTGTGACTGGTGTAAATCCAGCTGCGAGAGAACCACCGGACAATGCGCCAACAGTGACTATACTTGACGATCCGGCCTTAACAGAGAAAGTATCGGGATCGGTGTAACCTAATACTCCTACCGTCGAGGAATTTACTAGATAATTAGCTCCCCCTGCTACCGCCGTAGGAAGCGTCCAACTAATAGACGCCCCACTTACACCAGAAACGATGGTAAAATGGTTTGCGTTGGTGGCGTTGTGGAATATGACCGATCCTGCGGCTGCAGAACCAGTACCCAAAACTAGCGAATCTGCCGCTGTGGCATCCAACGTAGGAGCCGAAAATTTTAGATTCGCCGTCCACCCTGATGCCGAGCTTGTTAGAGTGTTACCCTGGGCAGCCTGTGCGTAGATTACCGCTGAATCCGTCAGATAAACATGACCCCATTCAAGAGCAGCCGTACCAATGGTTGAACCTCCGGCAGCGGCTGGGGTTATAGCAGTCGTGATGGCTGGAGTAGCTAAGGTTTTGTTCGTCAGGGTTGCCGCAAAATTATTGAATACGAAAGTGTCGTTTCCCGCCAAAAGGGGAAGGGTGACAGTCCGATCAGCAGCAAGTGCTGAGACTGCAAAAACATATTGAAAGGTACCAGCTATGTTATTGATCTGCGGAGTTGTTAATACTGTTGATGTCCATGTAGTCCCCGTGATAACAGGAGACGTCAATGTCTTATTGGTCAACGTCTGGGGATACGTTAAAGTAACAATATCCTGACCCTTCGTCGCCCCCTGAATGTCCATCAACTCGATAGGACTGAACCTATCGTTTATTCCGGCAGTCCCAGGCATAGTAAATGCCAGAACAGTTAAAAGCATCAAAATAAAACTAAAAGTCTTTTTCATTTTTCCACCTCTCGTTTTTATTTTAAGTGGAGGGGCGATCAAAGTTATTTGACCTGACCCCCCCGCCTCTTGATCCGCATTCACGTTGTCTGATTGCCAGAAATGCTCGGTATCAGAAAACCTGAATGATTTCAATAACTCACCCCCAAAGCCTTACGCTTAGCTCCGGGTATAGGTTTTTCACTCCATAAAGAATATCGCACCGGATGATTTCCTCATCAGCGTCGATATCGTACTGCTTCACAACCCGGATGCTTATACCAGCTTCAGGATCGGTCTCTCTTGCACCCCACACACCGGAAGGCATTTCGATAGGAACAGTAACAAGCGCGAAAGCCGTGGGATGGAAGATAAGATTCTGCGGATAAACGGTATCCTCGGTCCCCAAGAAGGTTAGGGCCGCTGTCGTCAGAGGAAGTGCATCAACGTTGGAGTAAGGGTTTGTGGCGCCATAAACAATAGTCGGAGAGATCGCAATGGTCATATCTGCGACAGTATCCACATTATCTGCCGTCACGGTGAACTGCCTTAATTCGCCAGTAGATACACCGGACATCGGGTTGACAGCATAAACCCCGGCGATGGTGAAAACATCTCCCTTCTTCACGGTATTTGCTCCACTCCAGCCATTCGTGACAACCGAGGTGGCACCGGTAAGGGTTGCACCATTCATCAAAGGGGTTGCTCCAGAAGTAAAGTGTCCCGTGGTGTGACGACCCACGTTCTGGTCCATGTAGAGAGCCAAATTCGCAATCTGACCAAGAAATCCCTTGGTGATGATATTCTTCGCCACGTTCTGAGCAAAGGTCCCTTTGAGACCGTCAGCCAATGCCCAGTGAGCATCGGGATCTAAAATACCAACCCTCATGTCAGAAGGCACTGCTTCCTTATCAAGCCTTTTCTGCCCATTTCCCAAAGACAGAAAAGTCGCAGGAGTCACTCCGGGAGTACCAACGGAGTTGTAAACGCCCTGATAAAGACCACACAAATCATAATCAACCTGATTTGCGAGGGCCGCGGCAGCGGGAGCAATGTACCGCTTGCTGTATTGCTCGATGGTCTGGGTTAGCTCTACCGAACTGAATGCCCAAGACACATGGGCCTGGGTAGACATCACGATAGAGGTGCTGGGTTCGGCAAGATTCGTGTTTGATCGTGCCTGGGCCTTAGTTGCCCTGAACTTATTTGGTTTGCGAATCGTGATGGTATTTCCTACCTTCACAAACTCATTCTTATAGGCAGTATGGACATGCCTTGACATTGCCATACTGTTGATTAACTGCATCAATGTCTCTTTGGCGATAATCGTTGGGGTTAAAAGCACATTCGTCGAAGCCATGATTTTTTCTCCTTATTTTTGTTTTTCCCGCCATTCCCTATATTCCTGTGGGGTCATATCGTTCGGATCACGTTCTGTGACACCAGTGGTTTTCACCGGAGTTATAGGTTCTGGCGCTTTGGTTGTTTTTTTGGTTGGTGGTGTTGGAGGCGGAGCATTAATCTTCGCCTCTATCTTCCCTAACTCATGAGCGACTTTGAGCGGAGATAATCCAGCAATATCAGCGGCCTCTTCTGGGTGCTTTCCGAGATAATACAAGACATCTTCTGCGGTATCAGAAAAGAGAATTGCTTCAACCATCGCCTCAGAAATCTTGAGTTCTTTGTCAAGGACGAGTTCGTTAAAATCAGCATATTTTGTGCGTCCTTTTCCCATTTTCTCATCAAGTTCCTGATAGGTTTCGTCAATTGCTTTCTTTTCTTCTGCCGATTCGGTTTCCTTTGAGACTTTTTCACTTTCTACCTTGAACTTTTGTTCAACTTTCCAATCAGCAAGAGCTTCAAGGTAATCTGCTTCTGTCTCAAAGTTCTCCAACTTTGGTTTTTCTCCAAGCGGAGTAACACTCTTGGCCTTCTTCAACTCTTCCTCAAGTTCCATACGTTTTGTGCGCTCGTAGTCTCGTTCGCGTTCAGCGTCTCTCCTTTTTCTCGTAATCTCATCAATCCTGCGCTGAACTGGGTCTTTCTCTTTTGGTTTTTCTTCAACCTTTTTAGGCAGAGGTTCTTCGGAAGGTTTTTCTTCGGGAGCCTCTTTCTTCTCTTCCTTCTTCTCTGTTTTGGGAATGACCGGAGTTTCCCTTTCTTCTTGTTCGGTCTTCGCTACTTCGTCTGTCGATTCTGGGAGCGGTGATATTGAAGTCACCGAAAGATTGTTAGGGTCGTCAACCTCGTTACGAATCACGGGGATGATAGCGACATCCTCAATCTTTTTTTCTTCAACTGTTTTTTCTGTCATCTTCGCGCCCCTCCTGAGAGCGATGCCTTGAGTCCGTCAAGTCGGGTTTAGGTTAATAAAAAAGGGCAATCACCCGATTTTTACATCGGATAATTGCCCCTCTTATTACGATAAAGGCGTTACAACCTATATTTTAGTTTTAGGTACTCATAACAATGTCCTCAACGTCGTTAGTCTCTTTCTTTTTTGGGACTCCATGAGCAAAGTGAAAAACCAACTTCCCATGAAACTTCTCGTCAACCTCCTTGATAACAATGGTGGTCTTCTTATCTCCACTTTGGAATAAAATCTTATTCATTTCTTGCTTCCACTCTTTATATCGGTTTTTCTTTATAATCTGGTGATAGAATTTTCCCTTTTAAACATACCTCATTAATGCGTGTATAATCATCTATTTCGTCTTCGTTCGCATGAATAAGTTCATCGAGTGCTTCTGATAACTGATTTATATATGTATTTTTCTTCCCTTCCGTCACATCTCTTATATTTTGAGATTCTACCTCTCCTTGTAATGTTAAATCGGCCTCGACAACCTCATTACAATCATGAGACATCCCTTTTATAAATTCCCATCCAAAAATTATTCGTTTGCCAGCATAAGGTGGTGGAAATGGGTTTCCTTTAAATAGGATCGCCATGACAAGATATGCAAGGCCACTTTGAAAACTATCGGTGTCAATATCATATCCCCGTCTTTTTTTGATTACCGGTAAAGAAAACACCATCGTTGTCCGTTCCGCATTAGGTCTTTTTATACTATTTAGATGGAAACCAAACATATTTATTTCCTCCCTTTCTTTTTCGCTCTGGCCGCACGAACCACAGCAGGGCTTCCGCCCATAACGGCATCACGTAGGGCATTACCAGTAACCTTGTAAGGAAGGTCTTTCCCTTTGGCCTCTGCGGAATGACTTTTTAATTCCTTCATGGTCATCCCTGCGGCCATCTCCTTTGAGGCTCCATTTAGTTTCGACATCGGGATGTCCCCTTTCCTTGCGGCTAAAGCAATATTGCCTGCTATCGTTTGGGCTTTGCTCATATAAGGTGTGTGTGCTCGATGTTTTCCTGGCATGTTATTCTCCATAGGTTCCAGGGGCGACTTCTGGGGTTATTGGTTCACCTTCCGCCTTCCCTGGTATCGGAAACATTTCTTTAACTATCTCCCCAATCACTTGACGCATCTTTTCTTTGCCGGTGGTATCCTTGATCAGATTGTCAATCTGCAACCCCTCAAGTTTCACCTTTTCCTGTTCAATCTTTATCTGAAGTTCCTGAAGTTTTAACTCAGCTTCCTGTAGTTTGGCCTCCAATAATGGATCAGGAGGGGGAGCGGGCGGTTCGGGAGGTGGAGACCCCCGCTCGCCAGTCTCGGCATCCTCCTGAGCTTTCTTTGCTTTTAGTTCGGGCGGGAGCAAGAATTCTAACCTTTTCGCCATTTCAGTAGCGCCCGGCCAATCCATGGACTTCGCATACAGGTCCCCGATTAAAGGCGCAGCCTCGGGATAATACTGAATAAACTCGGCCATAGACTGTCTGGCCTCTGTTCTTTGCGTAGTGAAGGATGGCCCTACCGTAACAACAACATCGTAAGTCCCTATAGACAGGTCGTTTACAATTGGTCCTTCGGGACCAGTTTCGAGATTTACTGCCTCAAACTTTTGTAATCCGCCCTCCAACCCCAATCTGACAATCCGTTCCGTATCTAGGACTCCCGGAGCTACATCAACCAATACCCGCCCAAGATGCTCGATGGACCTAGCAAGGTTATCGATAAAGGCAAATGTCCCTACATCCCCTTCCTTTTTCCGCTCTTGGATGGCAACTCCAGACCTCTCATTGCTCTGCATTCCGAGAGATGCCTTTTGCAATCCCATCGTATCCCTGATCTCCTGGTCTGCCCCTTGGATCTTCTCCACCATGGCAGAGGAGACTTGGGGCGGAGCTTCACGGTGGGGCCAACCAGGGGCATTTGCGTCCGTGTTTACCAGTAAATATGGGAAGTTTTTCCGATGCGCCTCTTTCCATTGTGCTTCGTGACCGGCTACTTGTTTTGGGGTAGCAAGATAAGGGGTCTTTGGAGCCAATGCCACCGTCTCGGTATCGCAGGAATTCCAATAATTATACATTCGCTGCGGGTCCTTAGCGTTTCGGATTAACCCCCTGACCTTACGCTTACCTCCAACATTAAGTTCTTTCCCCCAAATAGGAATAATGGGGATGTACTTCTTTCCAACCCAATCCTTTTCGTCCAGAACTTTGTTCCCTGATAAAAGATACCACTTGATTTTATAACCATTGACCTTGCGCTTTTTTGCTTCAACGGTTCCGGGTTCCAAGTTCTCAACAATACTTCCATCATCCAACTGATAGATTGTTTTAGTAACGGGTTCTTTAACAAAATATTCGGCAAGTCTAACGGTGTTTGCACTACACCAACCCTCCACATACTGACTGTCTGCTGTATTAAACGGCATTGCCTCAATGCCATATGTTTCTCTAAATTCCTCTCTGTCCATATCGGTGATGATGATACAATATTGAGCATCGGAGCAATCGTACTCCGAATGTTTCCCCCAACAGATAGCCAGAGCATTGTCAATTTTCTTAATACGCGCATCCTGGTCAAACGAATCATCACTTACAAACTCCGTAACAACCCTTAAGGCTCCATACCCACAAGCTACTGCGTGCTCAAATCCATGGTCTATCGCAATGTCCGCCTTAGAGACCTGTTGGACATGCTTAATCCAACCCCCTAAGATTTCCGCTATTCCTATGTCGGCCTTGTCATCTACAGGAATGACTTTAATTGAAGGTCGATTCATTCGCTGATCGCCAACAACCTGATCAATAAATGTCGGCATCTTATTTGTAGTTATGCAGGGTCTCCCGTCTGCTTCTCGTTCTGCCCGAATCGCGGCAGGCCACTGTGCACCCTCGATCCCGATAAATTCCAGATCCTCTAGGGCAAGCTTGCGGTTTTCGTAATCTTCATCCATCGCCTTCTTTAAACGATCCCGCACTTCCATGAGAATCTTTTGTTCTTCTGTCTCTTTCATCAATCCACCCTGCTTGAAATAAAAAAAGGCCACGATAGAATTTCTCCTAAAGTGGCCTTGTGTTCTCGTGTACCGTCTTGAGATTTAGGCGGTTTAAATAATTATTTTAACTCTTTCTGCAATTTCCGCTCAAATCCTTTTAGCATTTTCAATATATCAATGACAACATTCCTTGGAATCTTGACAGATTCTTCCTTATTAAGGATACCATCTTTTTCAGAAATGTCAAGGGGCTTCTTGTAAGTGGTCCCTACCATGTCCTGCCTTTGTCATCAAGGGGAGGATTTGGTAATGGCATCCAGTGTGTTAAATATTTTATTTTAGTGGCTGTAACTGGCTCTATCAATGAACCGTCTGACCAACACAGACATGTCATACCTTTTTGTTCCTCGGATCTTACAGCATAACCTAAAAATACACTTCCATCTTTAGGGGCCGTTTCAATCTTTTGCCATTCCATTTTCTTTCCTCCCCCTACCCCCCCAAATAACTCAACCCGCCCGAAACATAATCTCTCCGCAACTTCCCGAAAGGCATCGCTATGACTTTTGCTTGATAACCTTGTGCGAAGATACGAAATGCATCGGCTCCATGAATAGCAAAATTTTCTAAAGCTTTTTTGCTGAGAGTTTCGGTTTCTTCATTCCATTCAGAACGATAAGACTCTAAACATAAAATTCCCTTAGCACATTTTTTTTCACCAAACACGCATTGTGGGAGTATATTCCTTCCCATTTCAATAGCATTTAATACGGCTTGGGTATCTTTCGCTCGCGCGACTGTTAAAATCGGCTCAATGCCAAGGTTCTCAGCAATCTGTTTTGTGGTTAAAGCAACATCCGTATCTCCGTGTAAGGAACGTTTTTCAACATCATGAGGCATATAATGATCCCCGTAGACATAATCTTTTTCTTTTATAATCTTGGCATAATGGACCATTCCCATCCCCGTATTTTCATAATAATCAATAAATCTATACTCTCGACCAATTTGCTGCATGAACCATATGGCTGTTGCATCTCTTACACCTAAATCCCAAAAAGTATATACTTCATATCCTGGGGACCAGGGAACAATACATATTCTACCTTCCTTCCTAGCATCTGCCATTTGCTTTGCGTAGTAGACGCCCATAATATTTCTATCGGTAATGGCTTCCTCTTCGTTCTCTGGGTAGTTCTCGTTGACATCCCGCTCGGTCATCCCAGAAGCAATCATCTGAGGTTTAAAATCTTCCGCTCTGTCGGGGTGAGCACTCCAGGGGAGGAATATCCGTTTAAACTTATTCAACCCCCGCATTGCCGAAATATACAAGTCACGGGTCCAATACCAGCCGGCACCTTCCTTAATGGCATTCGAGACAACAATAACCTGCCCCTTGGACTGCTCAATCCCAGGGTAAGAAGCATTAAAAATAGCCTTTGCCATACGGTTTTTGCAGGTTTCGTCCATTATCAGAAGGTTCGGAGTCTTTGATTGTGCCCCCATCTCGGTAGTGGGCAAGCTCTTTATCGTACTGACCAACCCCTCGGCGTGCTGAAACTCCAATATTTGCTTTGTACGGGACTTTATGGGAGGCTTTAACCACACCGGTAGGCGATCCATGATAAAATAGACACGCTCTAAAAACTCAATGCTCAATTCTTCCGTCACCGAAATAACAACCGCCAGATACAACTGATTTCTCATGATTTGCCACAAGACATACATGGCAACGAGCCAGGTTAACCCCAACTGGCGGGCCTTGAGGACAATCAGAAGCATCGCCTCTACAATAACTGGAATAATCTTCACCTGCTCCGGCCAAAGTTTGATTTTTATCGCAGTATGCGACTCCTTATCCTCAATGAACACATACTCATTGATAAAATAAGAAAATGAGTCAATCACCTTCTTACATTCCTTGACTTTTTGCTCAAGGGTTAGTTCTGGTTTATCTTTCATGCTATTTTTTTGGGTTGAAAGGGCAGCTCCTTACAAACAAATCCTGCCGCTCCCTTGTGCCCGCCCCCACCATACTTTTTACAAATCTCGGGGACATCGATACCCTTGATGGAGTACAGACTAACCGTGAATCGTTTTCCGTCGTGGAGGTAGGCAATACAGAAATCATACTTGTCCATACGATCTCCGAATCCCTTACTCCCAAATTGATAGAAATTTGTGGCAAATGCTTTGTGTCCTTCCCATTCGACTTCATAACCGAAATCATTGCAAATCTTATCGCAATAGTTGTCCCGGTATCGAATTGCGGATTTCCCTTGTTCAATAATTTGATCTGTTAATAAATCAGAGAATAAATGATCCCATAATGCAGATTGAGGGATCGTTACTTCCATTTTCAATCCTTCATAGAACTGAAAACATTGGGGCTGTAACTTCAATGCCCACTTGTCGTAATCCCCAATCAGTTGAACTGACATTGGGGCTTCCTTATCAGGGTAGAAGAATTTCCACGCCAACTCACACCCTGACATTGCTTTGTCATCGAAATTTCTAAGCCCAGGTAAATCCTGATACGGGTAGTCTTGCGCTGTCTTGTGATGATCAATCCAAATAGGAGAGGGACTACGCCGCAGAACCTCCTCCATAACCTCTGGCTTGAATGAAAAATCGACAATAATGACAGGTTCTCCATTCTCGATTTGATCAATCTGAATTTTGTCCTTGTAGTCTACTTCTATGGTAACGGGTAAATGACCAAATTCTTTGGCCCAGCGTAAAGCAATCGCCGCCGCACATCTTCCATCAAGATCGTTGTGGTGATAGATTTTCATTCTTCCTCCGGTGTAACCTCCTCCACCTCAAAACCACCCTTCAAAATATGCTGCCGCAATGCCTTCCCAACCGACTCCGCGCCCATAACAGACTCATACAGGTCGGCCGGAACACCTGCGTACCTAAACGTCTTGCCATCCTTAAAGGCAACCTCCAGAGTATCACCCTCATACCCGATGGATTCAACCCAGGAGGATTTAACTTCAGCTCTGGTCATTGAATGTTTGATACGATACGTTCCCTCTTTTATTATTTAATTAGACCAATACCCGCGGGGGGTCTTGTTGGCCTTCCCTATGTTTATAGAAGCTAGTAATATCTGTAAGTTACCTTCCCAATGTAAACCGCAAACATTTTTTCCATGTAACGGGATTATATGATCAACATGATACTTCTCACCAGTAACTTCCGTTAACAATCTGGCATTTCTATAGATCACTTTCATCGCATTTAAATCAGCCCAAAATGGTGTTGCCATTTGTTTTCTACATTCCCTCAACTTTTTCTTAAAACATGAGTAATCTTTGTTTGCCTTTAACCATTGCCTTGATCTCTCTTTAAATTGATCCGATTTAATTTTATATGTTTCAATATATTTTTCCCTCTTCTTTTTAGAAATTATTTCTCTATTTTGTTCAGCATATTTTTGGACGTTAGATTTTATATATTCTTTATTTGCAAGGTAATACTTTCTACCATATTCGTTATATTGTTCTTTATTTTTCCAGTAATATTCTTTATTGTATTTTTGTTTGGCTTCACCCCTAAATGGCATATTACTTTATTTCTCCAACTTCAAATTTACTGGGCTGACAACCGGCTGGGGTTTTTCGAAAGAAAAAGGGGTTGCAATACTGCACAACCTCCCCCAAGTAGAATCATTGACGCACGCCTTTACCGCCACGCTGTGCTGCCCTACGGATACCCCGCCTACGTCATATTTCAGTCTTACAGAAGTGCCGTTAGACATTACCTCTGGAGGTGAATACACTGGAGATTGCCCATCCATGACAACTTCAAACTCGTTGGGCTGGATGACCGTTTCCGGGTATGGGTCGCATACAATGAACGGGGCGGCCCATAATGTAGTTGGGATGAGGATACATAATGCGATAAGTAATGTTCTCATTGGTTCTCCTTTGTTCTACCACACCTTGATTAATGCGATAGCTCTGATTTTGTTCCTCTGCCTTGCAATTTTTCTTAGCACCTTGCTTTTCCTTTCGCCCATTACTGCATCTTTACCGTTATCAGGGGCGCAACAGCAAAACTCGTCTGGATACCCTTTGACGAAATCTGTACAATCGGCTCAATCCTACAATTCCACCTCTTCAGCACATTCTCTACGTCGACAAGGCAGTTTTTAGACCTCCTCTGAGCGTCTACCGCAAGTTCAACTTGCTTTTCCGCTTCCGTCAGCTTCTTTACGTCTCGTAGGTCGTCCATGCCGTTGCTCCTAATTGTCTAAATTGTTTGGGTCTTTTTCTGCTCCATCATAATGTTTAACTGATCTCCAAATCCTCTTATAAAACAAATTTTCATTCATAATTGTCATGCCCCCACAAATCTACCTCTCCCCCACGCCCCCGACAGGTCCATTCCGTAAAACCGCAGGGCGGGGCGTAATAAACATCCTCTTCCTTAAATTTACACTTGGGACAAATAACTGTCAGAAAATATCGGTCGCCCATAAAAACTAACCCAGAGTTTAAAATTAATAACTCGCGCGTGGAGGGATATGATAATTATGGTCAAGGATCCGATGGCCCTCGTACCCCCCCTTGCCTCCTCTCCCCTTGGGACCTGACCCATGGAGTCTGACACTCATCACAAACCATTGCGTTGTATCCAGCGACACAGGTGTTGCCCCTAACCTTAAGCCATGCCCGCGGTCCAGAAGACCTGCCTCTGCACCCACATTGCTTCACTAAATCATGGAAGGGGTCAACGCCTGAGCCCCAGCGTCCTATAATAGACATTAGGTTTACTTGTATTGTGTCAACTTTCTTCTTTACAAATGCCTGAAACCTTAATATAATGTTAGAGACAGCATGTAAACATGAATCGAAAGGAGAACGCTGATGAACAGAAAAAGTAGGATCGCACCACAAGATGTAGTAGTCATGTCTACGGTTCAGCATCTTACCCCGGCAGAGATCGCGGTTCTGGCCGGTATCAGCCGGCAGCAGGTAGGGAAGATCCTCCGAACCCAGGGGATCAACACTTCGAAGGGGCCTGGAGGTGCTTGCAGGGTTATTATTGAGTGCGCCATGTGTGGCAAGACGATGGAGATCTCTAGGAAGAAGTGGGGAAAATGGGTTAAACATTATTGCTCCAATGAGTGTTATTACGCCTCACGATCCAACCCAAATTACTATCAATGGCGCCATGGGTCGCGTATTGCTCGGATCATCATTTCTCAATATTATCCAATACAACCAGAGCATGTAGTCCATCATATTGACGGAGATGAACGCAATAATGACAGGGATAACCTGCTACTTTTTGCCTCTCATTCCGACCATATGAAACATCATCACGGTAAAAATCACGTTGAACCGATCTGGGATGGGAGAAAAGTCTAATCTCCATTATCCCCCTTGACGGCCTGCACTACCATCTGCATTAAACTGATGTTGATGTCTCCCTCGGACCTCTCTTTCAGATGCCCTTTGAGTTTCGCAGCAAGCTCCAGCGTCTTCCTCTGCGTCTCCAGGGCCGCGACCTCACGCTCGTCGGTGACCTTACCGTCCTTTTGGAAGTACTCGGTTTTCGTGGCGTCGAGGAGGGCCTTGGTTTTCGCGGCCAGGAATTTGTCGGTGACGCCTTCCTCGGTTAGGATGCTGATAAACCCCTTAGAATATTGAGGATTTTTGAGAAGAGCGCAGTCTCCTGTTTTGGCGGTCTCCAAAGAATACCCGGCACTTACAAGGGCTTGTGTACGGCTTTCACCTGCCAGGAGGGATTGAGTAAATATCTTTGCTCGTCTCTTGATATCGTACTTTGATTTTGGTAGTTGAGTTGTAGGCTGTTCGAGGGATTTTTTAGAACGGTGAACAGTGGGCTTCGTGTTGCTTTTTTGTTGTTGGTCCATCTTTAATAATCCTTACGATTTCTGCGCAATCCTATACTCCCCTTTAAAACCTCAGATTGTGGGCTGTCCATCCATCCGATATAGCCTGGGTCTCTTGTTTGTGGCGGCCTTCCCAGATCCAATTTGCTCGTTATCCGGCTTGCCGAGGCGGAACCTGGTCTCCCCCAGTTTGCATCGAGCATGATTTCTCAAACACCGGGTTCGCCGTGTGAGCTTTCCTCACGATGACTACCCGCTCCATGTCACCTTGTGCAGCTCTGATCGGTGACATCCTGGAGTCAGTGTAATCCGCTCCAGGGCCTTTTGTACCCCGTAGCCTGGTCTTATGCCCTTGCCAGTGTCGTGGGGCAGCGCCGGGAGTCCTGCGCCGAGTTCGCCTTTTCGGATGGAGTCGCATAGACAACTCATCATTGAGCTGTTCCCTGCTTTTTCCCTTTCTGCTCCATGCGAGAGCTGATCCATAAACTGCAATACGCTCTAATGGGTTCATTATGTACTCACATCCTAGCATACCAGAAAAGCCTTGTCAATACCATGGGTTACACACCTTCAGGGTTGTATGCTTCAGGGTTATCTACTTCAGGGTTATCTACTTCAGGGTTACACCCATAAAAATTTTTGGGCCTCCTTTAAGGAACGGGCGCGGGCGCGTATCCGTGGGCATTACTGCTTAGGGTTGGATTAGAAAGCTCTAATGTGATTGTGATTTGGAAAACACCACACAATTTTTTTTAGCCTAATGATTTTAGCGAGTTGGGCCACAATTCCACATTGTGAAAAAATACTTGGCATGGAATTCTCGCGCTCTTATTAGTAGAGGGTGCGAGTTGTGGGAGCCAGAGAAATTTATCCAAAACAATCTAAC